TGTTCATAATATATAATACTTACCACTATAGTTTGTTGTAAGTTTGTTTAGTGCAACGTATCTGATTGAGTCGATTAAATGGTCTAATTGATTTGTTGCGGGTTTGTTTATTACTTGACCATTCTTATCTACAAGCCATTTATAATACTTAAATTCATTTATAGCATTAACACTATTTTTAGTAATATGTATCTTGTATCTTCTAAGTACATCAATACCCAAATTTATACTGTCTGCTCCTTTTTTAGCAGGAAACATTGAAAACCCTAAACGCCTTATCTCCTCTCCACTTTTAGGCTCTGCTGAATCGTATATAATCTCTGTCTGTCTTGTTATATTAAACTCTCTTAACTTATTACCTATATCTTGATTTGTTAAACCTTTAGCGTATAACAATTCATTAATATATAAATCATCATTTAACTTGTATACTTCTGCTATTGCTGTAGGATCATTAGAATATCCAAAGTCCATACCTAAAGCTACTAAAATTGCTTCTGTTGGTATGTTGTTGCATATCTCAAATTGTCTAAATATAGTTTCTGTAGGTTGAGCCATATCTCCTAATCCGTATATCTGCCAATAGTTACTGTCTAGATTTTTTAATCTTTCTATTTCCTTTATTGTTTCTTCAGGCAAAAAAGGATTGTCTAAATATGTTGATTTTATAAAAGTACAATCATCTCTATTTATTACATTGTCGTAAATCCAGGAGTAAGGATCAGAGGGATTAAAGTCTAAATAAATTCTTTCTGTTGTTCTTAGTGTTAACTGTACCCAATCCTCAAAACTAAATTCATTTGCTTCATTTAACCAAACATAGTTCCTTTTACGTCCTCTAACTTTAGCGGGTTGATCTACACTAATAAACTCTATTGTATTTCCATTTAGCTTATAAGTTAGCTCTGACTTATTATGATTGTCAGGATTGTATAAATTGTGTGATTCTAATATATTAAAGAAATCTCTATAGGCACTAGACTTTAATGCAGGTAATGTTTTTCTACAAATAGTATATACCTTTCCCTTTGACTGTAATGCTTTAAGTATTATTAATTGTGCTAAACTAAATGTCTTGCTTGATCTTGTACCCCCTTGATTAACTACAATTCTTGTACTAGCATTAAGATTCTTTTGTAAAACTACTGTTCCCTTTAGATTCAATGATTTCAATTTCAATCTTTTTTATATCTTCTTCATTAGATGTTAGATTAATATTTTGTCTTTGTATATATCCTCTTTTATGTCCTTTGTGTTGTAGATAAAATATAATACTTTTTTCTTTTTCGTTTTCTATGTTTTTAAATAGCTTAGATTCTACAAAGTCTAGCTTTACATTATCAATTTCATCTACCTTTTGTCTAAACTCCTCATCTTCTTTATACCATTTATAGTAGCTACTTCTACTTATGCCTGTTCTATTACAAGCTGTTGATACTATACCTAAGCTATTTTCTAATGCTTGTATTAGTGTGTCTTTTTTTAGTGTACGTTCTTTTTTGCTCATTTTATTAAATTTAATTTATATTTTTTTTGCTTTTTGTCCAGTAAATTGTTCCCACCTTTCTATAATTACATCACAGTATTTATTATTTATTTCCATTCCATAACATATTTTATTAGTTTTTTCACAAGCTATTAATGTTGTTCCACTACCAATAAACAAATCTAACAATGTTTCAAACTTAAATCCACTTAGTATTTTTATTATAGCATCAACAGGTTTTGTTAGTGCGTGTATCTCTTGATTGTTTTTTCCTGATTCTATTACTGAGGGATAATATCCTTTTTCTGTAAATGTTCCCTGTGCATTATTACAATTAAATATAGTTTCATTTTTTTTTGTCCAATATGTAATAGTTTTATGCAAGTAGTAAGGAACTTTTTTATTCATTGTTGATGAAGGCACTTTTTGATTAAATACTAAGTCAAATCTAAAATTTAAATCAGAAACAGTATATACTTCAAAGCATTGTTTCATTGTTGACATTAATAATATATGCTCAATATTAGTAAAATTTATTATTTCATTTATTGGCTTAAATGTGTCGCTATACATTGGATCAGTAAAAATTAAATTAATACTATCTCCATTCATTAGTTTTTTAACATCACTTTTTTTTGTGCTATCTCCACACATTAATCTATGCTTTCCTAATTTCCAAACATCACCTAATTTAACTCTAGTTTCTTTTACTTCAGGTATATGGTCATCTTCTGTATTACCCTCTACTATTTTATCTATATTAAAGCCAAGTTCTACATCTTTAAATCCCCAATCTTTCAGTTCTTCTACTTCAAAATTATTTGCCAAAACATCTAAATCAAACTCTCCTGTATTTTTGTTTAGCCTTATGTTTAATTCTTTCTCATCTTCTTTAGATAGATTAACTCTTACTGTAGGTACATATTCTGCTCCTAATTCCCTCATAATTCGTAACCTTTGATGACCACCAACTACTGTATTATCTGAGTTTATTATTATAGGATCAACTAGACCAAATTTTTCTAATGAGTTTTTTAAGTCCTCATATTGTTTGTTAGTCATTCTTCTAGGATTATACTCAGCAGGATTTAGTTCTGATATTTTAACTTTTTCTATTTTCATTTGCTATGCTTTTTTTTATTTAATTCTTTTAGCTGATTGTTAAAGTTTTTATCTGTTTCTGCTTTTATATGACATCTTCTACATAAAGCTATTAGATTTTCTATAAAGTCTTTATTCTTTGATCCACCAATACCACGTCCTGAAAGGTGGTGTATATCTACCGCAACTGTACCACAAGCAGTACATAAAATTACATCATCTAAAACGTAATCGTGATAATTCATATATATCTTAACGTGTTTTTTCAAACCTTACAACTTTTTTCATATACCTTTTTCAGGTTATCTATTATTTGTTTATTACACGGACTGCAAGATTTCCAGGTTGGATTATTACCAAATACTCCTTTATACAAAGCATTAACAATAACTTTTTCATCTTTTGTTATTCTTTGGCTTTTTTCTATTACAGGCATTACTTCATCATATATCTTTATCTCATCTTCAGTAAACTGTCTAATGTTTTTAAAGTGTGGAAACATTTGATTTAGTTTTTGTCTGCGTTCTTCACAACCACAGTCATCTCCTAATACTTTTTTAGCTAATTTATCTATACCTGTTGCTTTAGTAAATTTTGCTATATCATCTCCTATTCCTTTTGATTTTGTCATAACTTTATAAATTTATATATAATGTAACTAATTATAGGTGTACTCATCATTATTGTAAATATGTTTAAATGAGGTTCTCCACATAATCCTAAAAAGTGTTTTACAAATTCTATCATTTTAAACTTTTTAAATAATTCTTTATATACCTAATTGACTTTCCTAATGTACTTCTATTTATTTTAGTTGCTTTACTCATTTTATTTAAACTATAATTTTCTTTATAGTATATCTTAAATACTTCTACATCAAACCAACTTAGATGTTTTAATTTTTCTTCTATCCACTGTAACCTATCTTCTTGTTCCTCTAACTGTTTCATCTTCTCTTTTGTTAAAGGTGCTTTAGTATAAATATAAAATTCTTTTAATTGTTTTTCATTATATTGTTTTCTATACTTTTTATGATACGGACTTGTATTACTCTGATATTGATTTAACATTATTCTAACTATGTAAAATGTTAGCTTTTTTTGTTGTATAATATCTTTAATTTTATTTTGATCTGCATTATATAAAGCTATAATTGTTTCGTGTAGCAAATCTTCATAATCAGGGTGTCTATTGCTAGTTATTCTTTTACTTATATCTAGCAAATTCTGATAACTTTTATCTAAATATTCATTTAGTTTATCCACAAGTCAGAAAATAATTTTACACCTGTATTTTTTAAAGCATTGTACTCCCACTTACCTAAAGGACTTATTTCTACTACTACCATTTGTTTGTATTGATCTTGTATAAAGTCAATCTTGTTTAGTATGTATTCATCTTCATCAAATATTGTCTGTGTTTCTTTATGTATGTAAACTTCATTTGTTATACCTCTATCTACTTCAAATAAAAAATATCTAAAGTATTGGTCTTTTGTTCTTATGTTTTTTGGGGGACTGTGTTTTTTTCTCATATCGTTTTAATATATTCTGTAAATACTTCTGCAAATTCTTCTAAAGAGTAACATATTACTGCTTTATATCCTCTTGCATTTAAATTGTCTATCCATTTTTGTTGGTATATGCTAGGTTTATTATATCCTACTTTTAGCTCTATCATTAAACCTTTATACTCTGCATTAGGTTCAAATATTAATATATCAGGCACACCTTTTTTATAATGCTTTTTAACTAATGCTTTTTGCTTATAGTTACCCTTACCTAAATATACACCACCTAATGTAGATGTATATAAAATAAAAGGGTAGCAGTCAAGTAAAGCTACTATGCTATTGTGTAAATCTTGTTCTTTCATTTAAATAATCCTATTTGTTCAGTTTTATTTTGTTTAATATCTATTAATGTTTGCAGTATTGTTTTACCCTCTGCATAATCAACTAAGTTTCTTGCTATTTTATTTATTCTTTGTTTACCTTTATATTTTCTAAAATCAAAATCGTGAAATTCACTTAACTTCTTTATCTCATCGTTTGTCTGACATAATCCCTTAAAAGTTCTACCTTTTAAATCAGTTGGTAATCTAAAATTTGTCCAATACAAGTGCCTACCTCTTTGTTTTCCAGGTATTAAACAATCATAGTAAGGTATTACATTTTCTAAACAATATTTACCTTTAAAATAATGTTTTAAAAATATTATTTCTTGATATAGTTCCATGTCAGGATATATTGGTTTATTTGTTGTGTTATAGTTGCTACTCCTCCAATATCTAGCTCTACTATGACTAGGACAGGGTGGAGATGACCAAATAAAGTCAAATTCTTTGTAGTGATCTAATAAATATT